TCAAGAACCAAGTCGTACATACGCACATTCACCTGTCTCCACTGGTTGCAGTGATATAAGAACGGGCCCTGGAAGCAGCAACTTTTGTGCTGTCCAAGGCCCGCAAATGCCACCGATCTGCCGTAGTGCATCTTCCGAGAAATCCGACTCAAGGTACTCACTTTCATCCATTTCGAGCATAATAACTCCTCTCCATGCTGATTTTCAAAATCAAATAAATAAGAGGAGTTGCCTGTGCAACTCCCCTCCATTTATCTGTTTATTTGGCATCAATCCAGGTATTGATTAAGACATGGAGTGCCCTTTGAATTTCTTCAAAAGTCGGCTTCGTTTTGTTAAAAGGATGTGTATTTGCTCCATGCCGAGCTTGTAACCCCGCTGCAGAACGATTATTTATATAATGTCGATATACTCCACCATTTCTGAATGGCTGAAGTGCTGCATCTAATGCAGCGACTTTCGTTGGATCAATGCCTGGTTCTTTCTTCAACCGATTTAGATCGTACTCAATATCTTCGGAAATTTTATAAGCATTGATCAATAAATAGAGCGGTTCTTTTAGAGATAACCCATAAAGCACAATGACCTCTCTTACAAGATCATCATCATGCGTAAGTGCAATAATTTTACCAACAGCATTACTGTCTTCCGCATAAAGTTCAACATCTGGAACAAACGGATTGTGGAGTTGTTCTAGGTGTAGTAAAGGATCTTGGTTCCTATAGGCATCTTGGTACGCGTCATTTGGAAATTTGTAGCTGAGGTCTAAGCCATGGACAGGCCTTGAATCAGTCAATATCAAAGCTGTATTCAAAATCTGAAGAAGAACATCCATTTTATAGCTTGCTGTAGCATTATCATCTGGGTAATGAAGGTGTGATAGATGTGGTGAGGTCAAATAAAATAATTCCTGCTCGGAATGACCATACTCCTTCCATACACTCAAATGACGAGAGAAGTTGCTACTCGATAAACGATGAAGCGAACCTCCATTTTGTAACGACAATATCCACATCTTCTGTTCCTCCCGGTTGCAATATACCAGTATTATACAAAATAATGCTAGATTAGTGAAATGTAAAAGAGCCCCCGTTATGGAGACTCATTCACGTATTCGATATCAGTTTGCGTTTCGTAGTAGTCCTATCCGCGGCCACTGTGACCGCTGCTCATGAAGTAGAGATTCAGCAGAATAACAATGATGACAATGAGGACTGTACCCGCCCGTTGACTCATACGTCACCTACCTTCCAAGCGCTTCTTTCGCTGCTTCATTCATTCTATCATCGAGAATGTCTAACTGCGAGCGCTTAGAGACAGAATTGATAGATTTATCCTGGAGGATTGCCTTGTACTGCTTCTGCAGCTTCGAGATCTCCTTCTGGTAGTGTTTCATATGCTTATACTCTGCCGCATCCTCAAAATTAACCTCGTTAAACTCCGCTGACTCCTTCTCCTTACTGAGCTTATTCCACTTGTCGTAGAAGTCCTCACGTACCTGTCCTCCGCCAGCTGTGCTGGAGAAGAAAGAACGTAGAACCGGCTGCTCGTTCCATTCCTTCGCCGGCAGCGGAGTTGTCTTCCGACCAGTTGCGGCTTTGATTCCACTGTCAGCAGCATCCACACCGTATTGTCCAAGACCAGCCGTGTATCCCTGAATCGTATTATCAATGATTCGCGGGCTTGAGAAGTTCGAATCCCCCAGCCCGACCTTATCCAGAAATCTTCCGATGTCCTTCGATACTTCGCTTGTGTAGACGCCGTACTGGTCTTTCTTTTCGAAGCGTTGCTCCCCTTGCGGAACGATCGGTGCATCGCGGAAGAAGGAGTAGTTCGTTATTCCTTCGAGCAATGGCGCGAGAGCTGTGAACATCATCGGTGGCGTGAACGATTGCAGCGTCGAACGGCCGTAGTCATCAAATGCTTGCTTGTCGTGGTCGTGTATCCAATCCAACATTCGTTCTGTCGAAGTCGCAAACAGCATGCCTGTCTCGAATGGCTTGGGAATCCGTACGAACTTTCCTGTACCGGGAATACCAAGAATCAGGAAGTTGTCCTTTTGATAGCGCGGAATGTTCTCGTACGCTGCGTGCTCCTCTTCCGATAGTCGATAACGATTCCAGAAATACACCGCAGCAGCTGGCAGCACCATCGTAGTAAATGCCCGTGTTATAAACGAAGCAGGGCTTTCCTTGAAAGCTCGGACCATCTTATCCGTTCCTTGAATGGAAGCATTCAGAAAGGCGATGGTACGGTTCGCCTGCCGGATAGAACTGCCGGCTCGATTGAAATCCATAAGATCACGAGCGGTATAAGCGGCCTCGTCGATATCTCCCGTCTTATTCAAAACCTTGTCGAACGCGCCCACCTTCGTGCTAAGCTCGGAAATCTCCGCTCCTTTCCGCAGCAGGCTAATCGTTTTCTGCGCCGGGCGGTACATTGAAAGCCACTTCGCGAGCTCCGCCGGATTCGTTACAACGTTCATCACCTTGTCCTTCATTGTTTTACGGAAGACCTCTTCCATTGCTTCGCGGTTCGCGTTACGGTCCAACGCCATCATCGTACTCATAGCCCCGCCAGAATTCACGAATTTATCGAAAACATCGGATTTAGTAACGACGTGGTAGAATCCCTTGAAGAAATCAAAAGGATTAAATCCGTATTTGCTGCTGTTGATAATGGCGCTCGCCACATCGCGGAAGGCATTGCGGACAATGAATTCCGGTGTCAGCGTCGCCCCGCCTCGAAGCATGCCGGCAGCTCCGCCCAAGAACTTAATGACAGCATTTGTCGATTCTTTATCCAGGGAGAGCATAGCGCTATACAGCTCTGGATCACGAATTTTGTATGATTGCTTCTGGCCATTCTCATAAACCGTGATAATATGTTCCTTCGGCGATGCTGCTCCTGCTTTCTTGAACCCATTCGGCATTGTAGTTTCCAACGCTTCCACCCATGCCCCTGCGCCATCCACTTTTGCCAGCTCTGCTAGGTTAAGTCCAACCTTATTTTTGGCTGCGGCATCCATTGCGCGAAACGTATTCTGAATCATTGATTCTAACGGGTTAATTATTGTTCGATCAGATCCATCCGCACTCATCTTCCGTATAGGCTTTGTAATATTCGCGAATGGACTGGCAGCTCCGAATCCGCCTTCCTTAAATCCTGCAAGCTCATCATCATCGAAATGACGGAGGAACGGAACATAGTTCGGATACTTCGTCCGCATCTCCCGAACGGATTGTTGTGAGACGATCCCTGCCTGCTGAAGAATATCAAGTAACGCGTTGTTGTACTTCATGATCTGCTTGTGAACCTGTTGCACCGTCTGATCGTCGTCCCAACGATTAAGCACCTCGGCCATCTCGTTCGGAGTGAACGGCGTCTCCTTCCCCATTCGGCGCAAGTCAACTGCGTGCTTCACAGCCAAATAAGTCGATAGATCCTTCTCGTTCATGTCGATTTTCTCCAGAGGCTGAACAATGCTTTGCAGTCCGTCACTTAACTTCTGCCCATTGTCATCGAAGATCCCTCGTGTCACAGCCATCTTTGCACGTTCAGCAGTGCCGCGGCTCAGCCGGGCCATCTTATAAAGCGACTTCTTTCCGACAGCGATAGATCCGGTCAGTGCCTTTTCAAGCATCGCAAAGGGATGAAGATCATCAACCGCTGCCGTATAGAATCGACTCCAATTGAATTTTTTTATCTTCCCTCCACTGTCAAAGTCAAACTTCCCCTGCGCGCGGTGATAATCACCTTGGTCGATCCATGTTTTCACATCACGCTGAACCCTGCCAATACCTTTCCGTAACTTGTGCGGGAGCTTAGACTCTAAAAGTGAAGTGAATCTCGGAGCAAGTTGCCGCGCTTGATCGGGATTCGATAGGTATGTTCGGAAGTATTCCGCAATTCCTTCATCAAACCACTGATTCTGTGGGTACTGCTTGTAGTCGTGGACCTTCTGAGTATCCATCATGTGCGTTAGCTCGTGCTCCAGCGTTGGATCTTGTTTCAAATCAAGCTTCTTTGTGAAATGGTGCCCAGCTTCGTGAGCAAGCGTTTCGTAATCTCCGTGAGTTCCCGTGCGGATGACCTCCGGCTTCACCTTATAGATGCCGGCAACCTGCTGCTTCGAAACCCCCATGCGTCCAGTATCAATCGTTAATCTTAGGTTCTTTCGGAAGCTGTTCGCGAGTCCTGTTCGCGAGATGGTCTTCCTCGGAGTAGCGCTCGATTGTCCGCTGTTTGCTTGAGCCTTTCGACCAAAGAGAGCCTGTGTCTCGTCAGACCTCTCCAGTGGTGAATCGGGAGGTGTAGCAGCACGAGCAGCTTCGTGCATTCCGGCATTTGCTTCCCGAACACCGCCAGCAACACGGCCTTGTACACCTTCCGGAAGTTCTGCACTGTGAAGAAACTTATTGATTTCATCAGCAAGTGTAGATCGTGTGCTCATCGCTTCTGCCATGGCCTTATAGTCTTGTGGTTCCATTGAAGCACTAGGATTACTCGAATATTTCGCTTCAAGTTCCTGCATGACTCGATCTGCTTCGTGGTACTGGCTAACGAGACCGTCAATCTTTGATTCAGTCTTTGATTCAGGCTCAGGCTTTGGTTGCGGCGCGGCGGGCCGGCTAAACATCAGTTCCTTCGAAGCAAGCGACGCATCTGTGACATGCAATGCAGGATCCAGTTCGCGAACCGAATGTAACAGTTGCTCCCGCGTCTGCTGGAGAGCTTGAAGCGTACCATCATAATCCGTCTGTTGGCGCCAGCCAAGCACGTCCCCTTGCTCATCGCGAAATCCTTTGTCTACTCGCTCCTGTGCAAGCTGGTAGAGTTCTTTGTTCGATGGTTTCTTTCCGTTAGCAGCGTACCACTCCTGATACCAGACGGGGTTATTCGAATGCCTGCCATAGCGACCAGTCACTTCGCCAGTTGGGTTTCGGGTTATACCGCCCTGTGTTACACCTTCGCGATTGCTAAGACTCGATTTAAGGAATTCATATTCGACATTGACTGCCTTGTCATAGCTCGACTCATGCATGCGGATCTGATTATCGATGTCGGCGAGAGCGGCGCGCCCGTTGTCCGCGTTCACCTTTGCAGCTGCCGTCCGGAGGTTGCCTTCCGGCAGTTCGAATGTGTAAGGCGTTGCGATAGGATCAGTTCCCGGAGCATTAACCCCGCGCGCTCGAGCTGCATCTTCTCGACCTAACGGCAAGGCAAGCTGCTGCTCAGCTGCCGAAGTTTCAGAAGGAGTCGTGAAGCCTCCCTCTCTCAGCCTACCTAATCCTGTGAATAGAGTTTCGAATGCCGCTCCGCCGAGTCCACCCAGCGCTGTCGCTTCCGCAATATCCCGTGCCGACGCGTGACCTACAGCCATAGTGTTCGCTACGTTCTGCGCAGCACCTTCAACAGCATTGCCAGCCAACCGTTGCACGAAGGCATTAGCCGACGGCGCTAATTGCTGAAGCGCGCCTGTGGCAATACGATCAGCTCCAGTCGCGGCACTCTGCTCCAAGGCGGCAGGATTAACAGCACCGCCCGCAAGCTGACCAACAAAATTAGCTGCTTTCCCCAAATATCCACCTGTAGTTGGCGCTGTCTCCGCCTCTACCCCCTGTGTTATAGCAGCACCTTTCTGAAAATCAGCAAGCCCTGGTGTATACGCTTGGACGTTATCAATTCCCTTGCCGATGAAGCGATCAATATCTTTCACGAATTCTGGAGCGCCTGCGAGCTGTTTCTCACGCGCTGCCGCTTCCTGCTCAAGCCATTCTTTCCTGCTCGGGACGGTATTCTCATAATGCAGAACAGGAGCATTTAGCTGCCCCTTAACGCTCCCTTTAGGAGAGAAAGCCTGCTGTGAATTCGAGTTGTGGTTCGTGATGCTCGCTCTCGGCTGCTGTTGCTTCTCAACGACTGAAGGAACATGCTCTGTGGGCCCCATATCTTTCATTCGTTGTTCATTCATGTTAACCCGCTGTGTACCGAGATCCGGCTTATCGACAACAGGACGCGTATCCTTCTGCAATCCGAGTTCCATGCGCCGGCGCTCATAATAAGAAAGCTCCGAGGAGGGCTCACTCTCCTTCGGAACTGCAGAAGTTTGTCCACCGATACCTAATTCGCGTCGGCGTTTTTCATAATAGGATTCAGCCACGGGTTAACCTCCCCATTTAAGCCCATAACGTTGGAACAGCTTCTTCGTATCTGATTCGGATAAGTTCTGCCCGAAAATATAATCTGCTAATCCAGCCGGATCAGTCACAGAGTATTGTCCAGTGGGTTCTCCATCCTTATCAAGCGCCTTTTGAATGAAGAGGGAATTATCGATGTCTTTCGTAGCATCGCCGTAAGATGGAGCTTGCGACTGCTGCCCGCCATATGGAGTATTCGGTTGAACACCGTATTTCTCAAGCCCTTTCGGAGCAATACCGTTCGCTTTCCAAACATCCATCAAGCGACCATATTCGGCATTGTTATCCGCCCTCGCATTGTCAGAGTTCCTATTTGCCTGACCGGATTTGTAAGAGCGATCCGACTCGTACACACCACGATTATAGTCCCGCGCATCTGTGGATTTTTGCCAGGTGAATTGGTCAGTGCGGAACTGGTTGTCCTTTCCTCGTTGATCCTCACTCGAATTAAAGTTACGATCCGATTCCAGTACACCACGATCATAGTCACGACTATCCGTCGATTTCTGCCATAAGAATTGATCGTTTCGGAATTGATTGTCTTTTCCTCGCTGTGCCTCATCAGCATTGAATTGTCTGGAAGCCATGGTCTGCTGTCCATTCCCAAATGTGCCGATTGTATTGCCGTACTGGAATCGGTTCTGCCATTGTGTCTGTGCATTGTCAAGAGCACGCTGATCTTCCGCAGAGAGCTGTTGGTTCATACCCTGCTGGATTCCAAGAAGGTTACCAAGATCGCCAAGATGGTCGCGGCTCATGCCGTATTGATCGCGGTAATGCTGGTAGCGCTGATTCTCTGCATCTGCGTATCGCTGATATGCTTGTGAGATAAGCCCCGGCAGCACATCCCGAGTAACGGAACCAAGCGCATTCTGCTGGATCTGATTCGCCGCTGTTACCGCAGTGGATGAGTTGCCGATCCCGCGTGAACCCAATCCTACCATCGCATTATTCTGTGCCGTTTGAGCGTTTGCCATGGCACTCTGCAGCGCGGCTTGATAGGCGGGATCAGTCTCCATGTTATACGCAAATGCTTGTGCTGGTGTATAGGCAGCGTAAGGCGTGTCAATCGCTTTCTCGTAATTCCCCATCAAGCCGTTCGCCTTCTGCTGCCCCTGATTCATCTGATATTGCCGCCACGCACCATCGAGATTATCCTTCGTGGCAAATGATTGGCCGTTTACGTTAGACGTAGGTAATAAGAAACCCATTCCCTTTACCGTGACCTGTCCATTGTTAAAGCCAATATCAGAGTTGTTTACCCCTTGATTTTGAAGGTACTGCCGTGCGTTCATTTGTCCGGTTGTCGGCGTGGCCGCAGCTATGCTTCCACTTGCCACCTTATTCTGCGGAGATGTCACTTGTGGAGTCAATTTATTGTACTGTACAACATTCGCGGCGTTCGTCGGAGCAAGACCGAGATTCTTCTTTCGTTGGAGTTCATCCTGCAACTGTTGTCCGTTTAATGCCATGAAGAGTTCCTCCTCTCCTTAGTTTTGGTTATGTGAGTGGCTAGGAATCGATATTCCGTTCCATGTGACAGAGCCGCCACCAGCAGTAGCTAAAACCGTTCCGATTGGAATTCCGCCATTAAACGTCCCTCCACCAGCTGAGCTCGTATTAGCTCCTGCTATCGCCTTCTGTGATAACTGAGAGCTTAGTGATGGGAAACCAGGCACATCTGCTGGTTTTAAGTAACTAAACGAATCCACAAACACGTTATCGCCAAGGATGTTGACTTTACCGCCCGGTGTAATCGTGCCAATGTCAATGTTCGCATTCGTCAGAAGCTGAAAATTAGTACTCATAGTAATATCTGCTGCTTTCGTACCGTTCACTAGCTTAACCTCTGGCGTAACACCGAATATTGCACCCATACCGACATATTTGTCTGCTGCGAAGTACACGACAATAGAGTCATCACTTGGATCTAGAACGATATTGGGGTAGCCGCCTGGATTGCTTTCAATTTTTGCGCCAGTCGCCGTCATCTTCCCACTCTTTGTTACACGCCAAGGAGCAGTATCCGGGTTGGAGCCTCCTGCCCAGAAGCGCACATCGTCCCCAGACGTGTCTACCGTGCTCATACCTACATCTTTATCTTTGGACTCCAGTTCTGTTTGCCCAACCTTCCAACCGCCAACCTCTTGAATATTGCTCGATTGCAGGAATCCATTCACCCGATGCTCCATTTCTTCAATTGCCTGGTTGTAGATATTCGCCATCTGCTCCGGAGAAGCCCCACGCGGGATGCGAGGCAAGTTCAAGAGTCCCATTCCATCATCTCCCTGTTGGATACTCTCAGCGCCCAAGCTGGGCACAGACAAAAGAAAAAACAGGAGGCAAATGCCCCCTGTTAAAAACATCCTCATTTTCATCTTTTCATCACCTTATCGGCATCTCTATTTGATCCCATGCTACTTCGTGTAAAATGCATGGTCCATTCCCTGCAATCCGGTAGCGCAATTGTTTGGTGTTAATCACTTTATTGGATGCGAGATAGATCGGTTTACGTTGTATGCTTGACGCTCCCGTCGCGGTACCAACGAGGACGTTCCCCTCTATTCCGCTTGCATCAGGATTTAAATAGGCGTTGAGCGTGCTTCCTTCAGGGAGATCCACCGTCACCCACATTCGAGTGATGCGAATTCCCTGCGCCATGGACTGAGCTGTGAACGGGACGGATACCCACCGCCAGCCAATTGCCGCACCGTTGTCCGTGGTCCCACCGAGCTGCAGTACTCGCCCATTTGCATCACCGATGTAGAAATCGTCGCCCATTTGCGCGAACTGCAACGCAGTTAATCCGTTCCATTCGTTGAACACATCATTCTTCGGGTCGTACACGATCACAGTATCCGGTTCATCCCCGCCAATCGCAAGCGATGCATAGATCCTCCTGCCGTCTGTCCCGAGGGCTGACAGAAGCTTCCCGGCGACTGTGATTCTATTAAAATAATCAACGACGCGGCTTGAAAAATCACTTTCTGGCGCGCTGCCCCCGGCATAACGGTAGAATCCCCGATCATCGATCGTATACAGCCATTCTTCAAGGACCAAGCTTGATTTATTGTTAAACTGCCCGGTCGATAGTGAGACGCGTTGCATGGAATAGTCGGACGGCGCGTATCCCATCAGTTTGAACATGGCGCTTGGCTTCGTCACAATCAGCTTTGTGAAATCTGCGATAATGCCGTTGATTGTCTCTCCATCCGGTGTCTCCGGGATGACGTCCCAAGCATCGGCATCATCGCCCACCATCGTCGTCCAATCCCCAACCTTACGATAGGAGGAGGCATGCAGCTCATTTCCTACAGCTGCCCACAACCGATCGGCAAATTGTGCGATATAGTTCGCCCCAGCAGGTGCGCCAGACAGCACCGAAACCATTGTTCCATTGTAGAACCGTACGGTGTCGATGCCGTTTGAACCAAACAGACATACATCTGTCTGGTCGCCTTTAAAGTTCGTGAACGTCCACTCTGCTGAGGTGTTAAGACCGGAGGCAAGTGTGCTCCATGCGCTGCTGGTCCAGCGGCGCCAAGTTCCATCGCCAAATACGGCGTGCAGTTCCATGTCCTTCCAAACACCAAGGCCCAGCACTCTAGTTCCGATGGCTGCCCCAAGAACAGAGTAACCGGGCCGTGTGGTGACTTCTCCATTGTCATTAATCGTGAGGTTACCAGTGTCAGAGGAGAAGATCTCGCTTATAGCAAACGGATCTCCTTTGTTCACCCCTGCGAATTTGCGAATAACCTTACTTGGTAGTTTCTTTACGGCTGTCGGCCAGTAATTCAATTCACTCCCTCCTTAGTTCGTGATCTGCTTCCAATCCGCTGTACTGCCTGTTCCTACCGCCTCATAGATTACACCGGATACAAGCGCCTTCTGCCCGATGGCGTAAGGTGCTGCTACGATCGATGAATGGTAGTTCTTGCTCGTTGGAATATTGCCGTGTGCGATGTTCTTAGTGAAATCCATACCCACGTTGCTGCCGATGTTATTGCATACGATGTTACTGTTGCTTTGGAACGAGGTTGATAAGCTAACAACGAGGCTCGTGAGGTATACATTCCCGTCAATCAGGCTGTTGTCCACGAATCGGCAGTCTACACCATTGGTTAGCAGGTTTTCGAAGTTGTTCTCTGCAATGGTTGATCCGTCGACGTACAGCAGCCGGATACCGTTTTTAGGTGTAGCGGCATTGCCGCGGATTACATTCTTCGAGACATCAAGCTTTTTGCTTCGATCTCCCACGGCCCCGTTGATGAGAATTCCAAAATCAGAAGGTGATCCATCTATCAGATTCCCTTTAATTTGATGCCCAGATCCTTGAACGACCTTAATTGGCGCATACGTCGTTCCGGCCTCACCGCAGTTAATGAAATTGTTATTGAGGACTTTGAAGTCGCGCGGGAAGAATCCATCCTGGGAGTTAATCTCCAGCCCCATTCGGCTGCAATTTTCGGCGGTGTTCCCTTCGCAAATACTTCCATAGCCATTGTATCCGAGGCTATCTACTGTCAGGCCGTTACCTGTTAAGGCGTATCCGACAAATGCATTTTTCACCGTGCAGCCCCGAACCACATGCTTCGATCCCCGAGCCTTTACCCCTGCGTTATTTGGCGCGCTAGTAACATGCACCTTGGCTATCTTGCACGCTTCTCCGCTGGAGATGTAGATGCCATTATCTCGAATGTTTTCGAGGTAGATGTTTTCGATCATGTGATACCTGCCATCTCCACCCGCCAGCACGCCAGACCCCATGTTTTTGGCAGTTAAATTAGAAATGATATTGTGTTCTCCACCCTTGATGTTGGCGCCAGAGGAGTAATTCGCTCCATTTTCGGCCAGGCTGCCCGTTACCAAGAAACCCTCCAATGTAATCCCATCCACCTCGCACTTATAGCAGGTATCTAGGTAAATACCATAGGTCTTGTTCTTAATGAACAGCTGTGTCAGCGTGACATTCGCGCTGGTTATTACCTTGATAAACGCATAATGCTTTGCATCTGCTCCGGCAAACCCTGCCAACGTCTCAGCGCCCTCACACGTCAAACCAAATACGGTCGAATTATTGGCATTCGTCATCTGGATCATAGGCGCATTGAGAGGAATGCCTTCCACTATCACGGCGTCCCCCCACGAGAAGAGGTGAAGCGTCTTATTCCCCCATACAATCGGAGCTGAGATTTTGTAACGGCCTGGAGGGAATACAATGGTTGTACCACTAGTGACTGAATTTATGAGAGACTGGAGCGCCGCTGTATCATCCTTTTTTCCATCGCCCGCTACCTTGTAATCAAGTACATTGACGATTAAGTCTCCCCATATTTTTTTGTTATTCGCAGCTGCTACTAACTGCTGAGCAGAAAGTTCAATTTTAGTCATGGACAAGTCATCTCACCACCTTGAAGTCCGGGAGCTCCGGCTCGGGATCTGCCTTCTTCAAATCATTCAACAAATCGTTGTATTGCTGGATGAAACCATTTGCAACGTCCCACTCTTTACCCACGGCTGCCATGTCGGCGCACAGACCATAGACGTGCAATCGATGAAAGTCTGGATCCAACACAGGAACCTGATCTAAATTATCCTCCGAATATGTCGGCGGCTCATACCAATGATGGATGAATAGCCCTTCTGCCAAGTTCTGATCCGGCGTCGGATAGAGAACAACCGAATTTTCGTAGGTGTAGTAGTACGGCGGAGCTGCCGGCTCGTTATCATTTTCTTCGTAATCCTGATTGGTCCATTCCTGACCATCGACCAGCACGTTCAGAATCTTTCCGACAGCAAAGTCAACAGGATAGATCGCGTTGTCGGCGATGATATCGTAGATTGTCGCAGTCTTCTTCTTCAGGACCATACGATGCAGTTCGGATTCACGAACATTAATTTTCCGAATCTTCGACTTCGTGCTTAGTCCATTCGGATAAAGCTCGTCCGCCTCTTCGATGATATCTTCCAGTGTCATTCCTGCCACCAAATCTCACCTGCCTTTCGATACATAAAAAGGCAGGACAACTGAATGCCCTGCCTCGAGTAGAGTACTATATTATTCCGTTTGCTCCTGTGTCTGAGCTGCACCTTCTCCGCCTTTCACCTCGACGATCGAGCTACCGAAGAGGCGATGCTTACGGATGAAGTCAACTTCCTTCTTCTCATTAGTGTCATATTCACCGTTCTCAAAGCGAATATGTGTTCCCGGTACCGGTACGAGAATACCATCAACGATGGTATTTCGCGACGGTGACATGCAAAGCACCTGATTCGGGCAGCGGCTGCTGAATTTAGCCATGTTAATTAAATCTCCTCTCTTAAGAAGTTTCTTATGACGTTACGCCAGTCAATACTGCGTGTGTTTCTGGCAGACGAACCTCAAGTCCGGACTCCGTGATGTACTGATCGACGCGGGAATCGGCGTCATTAGCTTGGATATTCGTCTCGAGCTTCGTATCGCGGCCGGCTAACGGACGGTGCTTGACGTTCTCGGGATCGATGATGACTCCGAAGCCACCATATACTGCACCTTCGAGGATTTGCTGATAGTTCATGATGTTGTATTTGCCAAATGGCGTAACGTACTCGAAGATTTCCAAGCCGAAGCTCTTTGCCTCTTGGTTGATCATGAGCTTGCCCATCGCCCAACCGTTGATAACGGAGAGCAGGCGCGCCGAAGCCAGCATGATCTTATTCTTGCTGCCGTACTTGAAAACGAGTTCTGAAATATTGTTGTCAAACTCCGTTTGTGTGAGTAAGCCGCCAGCGTCGTAGTTATTCTTCGTGAGGAAGGACAACAGGCCACCAGTTGCGCGCATCGGCTTGGCGCCACTGGTATCAAGCTTACGCTCGCCGAACATGTAGCCTCGTGCAATGTCTATCTTATGCTGCACGCCAGCTTTCATTTGCTGATAACTCAAGTCCTTGCCGCCATACATCTTCGTCGCATTCTCCGTATTGGTCACACCAAACGGCGTCTTGAAGATTTGCGTGTAGTTGTACTTCGCAACTTCTTGCGTAGACTTCAGCTCGCGGGTACCCGAGCCCTCTTGGTTGACGTTACCGATGATGACGAGTGGATCATTATCAACGAGAGCTGCAGCTGCCGTAAGGCCGTAACCGCGAAGGACGGTAAGCGTCTGAGTGCCGGTATTGATAGCCGAAACGAGCATTACTTCACCTGTTCGTGGCACTTTCACCACATCATTAACACTGAAAAAAGCAGCGTTATCGACTACTAGCGCTGTGATGCCAGAAGCATATCCGGCTGCAGCATTGATTGCATCCCAGCGTGGAAGAAGGTCGTCCTCCATCCATTCGAACTTCGGATTGTTCGCAACTTCAGTGTTGCGCTTCGCAATCTTAAGGAATGACATGAACGGTTCTGCATTCGGTTGAAGAAGACCGATCGTGTCGGACATATCGACTACAATTTTATTTTGAGTAATATTCGCGGTATCACGAACTCCAGAAACTACTGGCATATTTAATCAGCTCCTATTGTTAGCCGAAGAGTCCGCCGCCCTTGCCAGCAGCGAGGATGTTCGCCTTCATCTGCTCGACCGGGCTAAGGTCTGTCGACTTCTGTTGTTTGGTACCTCGCGGCATGTTAGCCGCTTGCTTGTTGCGTCGGGTGTTTGCGGCATCTTCACGGCCAGCGCGCTTACCTTGCTCGTATGCTTTGGATGCACTGGAGCCGAACGCCTCTTGTGCAGCCATTCGGAGGATACGCTCTGTCGGCTGCTGCATCAATTGAGGATTACCAAGCTCGTTCGCAATCTCTTCCACCTTGCTCCACATCTGCTGCATGCCTTCTTCAGTCCTGGCAGTCGGGTAGAGCTTCGCGACAGCGTCGATGTTGCGGCCGAGCGTTTCCGTGTTTCGCTGCTCTACAATCGGAGCAATCTCCCCTTGCGCCATCAGGCGAACCATATACTGCATGGTGCCGAACGGATCCGTCTTGAAGCTGTTCCAGAATACATCATTCGGATCCTGCTGCTGGCCATTCGGCTGCTGTGACATTGGAGCCTGCTGTTGGTTACCTTGCCCTCCGCCCTGTTGCTGCCTCTGCTTGGTGAACTCACGCTGCAGGTTTGCATACGCATTAGCAAGGTCTTCCTGAGTTTTGAACTTACCGAGAATCAGGTTGTCGCCTTGTCCGTCTTGCGGGGACGTATCATCGCCATCATCGTTAGCCTGTTCATTATCATCTGAATCATCGTATTGATCAGCAGCATCGTCGTCCTGATCGTCAAAATCAGGCGCATTGTTTTCGGCTTGTCCGGCCTCCGCCTGGTCATCTTGTCCGGATACGTCCGGGGATCCCATCGGGGTTATCGTTTCATCTCCGAAAATGCTCAACATTGGGAATTGCTCCTCTCAAATCGTGGAATATAAAAGACTCCCGAAGGAGTCGGTCCACCAAAGTGGGTGTCCATGTGGCTATGCGGGCTCAGACTCTCACCAATCCCGCGGATAATTAAAGAATTACTGTCCAATCTTCCGCAAGGGCATCCGATGTACTAGGTACCCAGCCCGGCTGCCAATTTCCTTGAGCGGTCCAAATCGCAAAGTAAGGCTGGCTACGGAGCGGAGTATCTACTCCAATATGCTTAGCTGTTCGATCATTCACCTTCGCTCCAGGTTCCTGTGAATTATGTGGAGGAAGATTCAATTCAGGCATGAGGACAACCCACTGACCCTTACCATTCCAGCTTTCACGAGCAACTTTATTACCATCTTTCAATGCGAGTAATGCAGCTCCGAAATTCATTCTTCTTCATTCCCCTCTCGAATTGTCTGCTCTATAAATAAAAGCACCGACTCCAGTGCCTCTGCCCCGGCGCGGTGCTGCAATACCTCTTCCCAATTACTACAGGTCATCAGCTGCTCACGACGATCTGCGGCGCGTTCGCGAATGTGCTGCTCGACGATCTGCCATCCAACCATGTCCTGCATGAAGCGCAGCGCCTGCGCTCGTTCCTGTTCTGCTGCCAACGCCTACACCCCCGCCATCTGCATGCCTTGTTCCTGCATTGCGGCCGAGTTTGCGCCGCCACCGACTTGAGGAGCGACTTCAGGAGGAACACCGTCAAGAATAGGAGCTTGCCCGGACCTAGCGAGGAAGACCGACAGTATTTGCGCCAACTCAGGCGGAAGCGTCTGAATAAAGCGTTGAATAGCCTGCTGTTCCATTACACCAGTAATCTCCGCTTCGGAAGGCAGTAGGTCTTCCGTATCCTGAATATCGAAGCTCTCAAACACCTTCTCGAGCAGGTTCCGTCTCTTGTCCGGGAATTGCTGATAGAACGGATCTTTCGAGGCAATTCCATAGAGCTCGACCATGCGCTGCTTGTAAGCTTCCTTGTTGGCAACTGGCTCGACGCTGCTGCCCGCTGGCGTCAGGAAGAATTCGCCTTGAATCTCTTCGGGGCTGATCTCCGGCCACTCTTCTTCATCCTTATCGAAGAGCGGAAGCAAGCGTATGTCATCAACGTACTGCTGATTCAACTGAACCATCTTGCGTGTGATCGCGACGAGTAGCTTCTTTTCTATGTTGGAGATGATCATCTTGAAGCGCGTCGAAGCGTTGTTGTCTTTGCTCATGGTTGTCGTAGCTGTCTCACTCGATCCGCTGCTGCCCATGACGACATCCTGCGCGCCTGTCGCATCCTGAGCGTTCTTCATGATGACTTGTTCATCGTTGAAGGAACCGCTCAAATTACTATCCGGTGCTGAAAGCAAGTCGATATCATCCATCTTATCTAACTCAATGAACCCACCTTGCCGCCAGCGCAGCTGCTGACGCTTAATGTTCGCACCACGCCGAACCTTGAACATACGCCGCATGCTGTACGAACGGTAGTCGATACGTTGGTTACGCTCAGCGTTGAGCTCCATCTGCAGATCATAGAGCATCTCAATGATGCCAATGCCATAAAAATTGCCTGGATCGGTACAATACACAGCGCGGTCATACGGCTTCTTGCGATGCCAGAATGGATTCGAAGCGTCCTTAGCGAGATAAGAACGATTGATGATCATGACACTGCGGTCATCTTCCCAGTAGAAGTGGACTTCATATAAATCATCGTCTGAGCTCTGTTCCTGGTTAGTATCATCTGAGCTTGGCATGCCGATAGCGGTCATGCGATAGTTACGAGCTTCGTTGGACGCACTTTGCTTCGGCACCTTGCGCCAATCGACCTTTATGTCTTCGTCGTTCTCAACCATTGAATTGATTTCACTGCGTGAAAGGTAGCAGACATGCCCACAGAAACGTGCGTCGTCGATATCAGAAGCGTTTGAATCCACAAAAAAGAGGCCCAAGTCCAAGAACTTGACCTCTGGATCGTCGTAGTCAGGTACCGTCTCTTCGATCTGCTGCCAGTCCATGATAGGATTTACGCCATCGTCATCCATTAACGGGAGCAATTCCCCCGTCATCGGATCCGATTCATCGCTCATGATTGGCTGCTGTTCACGCCGAATGCGGGTCCGTTCAGTGTATTTCCAACCCGTGTACGCCACTGTCGTACCGTAAAGGCCGCACACCTTCAAGCCATCGGTGAACAGATCGCGTATGTCCATGGGCACGTTCATTTGGTAGTCGATGAGCGTCTCCATCTTCTTCGCGGCAATCTCCCACGGCTTAATGTGCTTGTTTTGCCTAAAATCTTGCACGCTCGTCGGAATGCCGCGCATTCGAATGTACGGCCGCGCCGCGAATAATGTCTCCACCAAGCGCGGCAAGATCGTTTCGAGCATGGTAAACGCCATTGGAATGCTGATGTTCGAACGGTCCGTGATCGCCTTGCCTTCCTGATCTCGAAGTTGATCCACAATATTGCGGTATATCTTGTAGTAACGCGTCCACTTATCGCGATAAGTGCGATCGCGGTAGTTCTCCGCCGCTTCGATCCGCGTCATGTACCAACTCGCTGATCGCTTCTTCTTCGATGCCATAACCCACCTCCTAATAACCAGTGCTGCCGAAAGCCACCTCATAATCTGGTTCGTAATATTCCTCAGGCTCAAGCTCCATCGACTGTTGTCCGCGCGCCTGGTGAGCAATAGCGAGCGCCATGATCAAATCATCATGCTTGCCAGGCGCCGCCTCTGGTCGTCCGACATCATTCCGTACGAAGGAGAGCATCTCGTACAGAGTCGCCAAATCGTTGATGAGATGAATGGATTCCCGTACCACAGTAACGAGCTCCGCAATGATTACTGGTCGCGTCACGCTTGTTGTACGGAAGCCGTACTTCGGCTGCTCCGTCTCATTAATATCATCCAGTTGCTCGCGCCAATACTGCCGATGGTACCCGAGCCGGTCGAGCTCCTTAACAGGGTGAAGATCAAAGTTGACCTCGATTGCCTCGAGTGCATTGTTGTAATACTTACCGAAGCAGTACATCTGCTTGGCGTACAAGTCTGTATCACTATGGCCGTGCCAGACCGCTACCTGCTCGCCGGTAATATTGTCCAGCATCTGACCTGCGCTAAAGTCCTTACCGCCTTCCGCTGTATCGCCTCCGAGCGCATATGGTCGCCGTGGCTCCGGTCGTCTGAAGATCGTCACCACGCCATTCTCATCCAGCACGAAGCGAATGCTGCTGTCGACGATCATCTGTTTCTCGTATGTGAAGACGAAGTTTCCACGGACCGGCTTAGCATTTTCATACCGTTGTTCCAGCAGCTCAATACGGGCCATGACCTTCTTCGTATTGAACACTGGCGTACCAGACATCAAGAATGCCTCGAGGTCATTGGCAGGATACTCTTGCTTGAAGGCATCCTCGTTGCTCATATCAGGCTTTGATGGCATCTCACTAATCTTCCAGCGACGCCATTTGAGCTGTCCATCGTCAACACCGTATTTCGTTATTAATTCACGCTCATCACTGTCATGCTCAAGCTTCTCACCTAGCGCCAGATCAAGTCGGTATTCTGGATGTTGAAACCAAGCGTAGAAATGTGCACTCCAGTTGTTCTTGCCCTTCTTTGCGTCCAGGTAAGTCTGATGATAATAGTTGCCGACGCCGTTAGCCGTCGATTCGATGACTATCTCACCATCTGGCGGCACCGCCTGTAGTAAACCAGTCATGAGCTCCTCAGGATTCGGCCAGAAGGCAACCTCGGAACAAAGCAGATAGTTGATTGTCTGACCACGACCGAAGCCGCTTGAACCCGCCGTACCAACGTAGATCCGGCTATTGTTGCCGGCGAAGTAGAACTCCTTTCGGTTGCCGTACTTCGGCTTGTTCTTGCCGTTGTTCAACTGCTCCTTCTTCGCTTCTGGCAGCCGCTCGTACATGAGCTGAACCGATTGGAACAGCTTCTGTGTGCTGTCCGCGTCATGCGCGATAATAACAGCGGTGACGTTTTCCTCGTTGACTACGCACTCAAAAAACCTCGCCAGCGTAAGGGTAGAGAACCCGAGCTGACGAGGTTTCAGAATGATGTCGCGCTGCGTCTTCCATTCCCAATACATTTCCTGTATCGGATTGAAGCGCAGCGGAACGACCTGCTTCGCCTTCGTCCGGATGTACAAACGCTCTTCAATGTACTCCCGCGGCTTCCGGATCCACTTTGGCATGTTCTTCACATTGTGTCGTTCCTTAAGGCGGTTGTGGAACTTTGCGATTGCTGTGGATGGCCTGATCATTCAACGTCACCACCGCCCAGTCTAGTAATTTGATCAACGATACGTTGGAGCCGTGGATTAGTGATGAGCCGCTCACTCGCCATATCGAACGCTTCAGGACCCACAACGTTCCTGATCTCTTCTAACGCATTCTCGAGATATTCCTGTATGAGATTGAACTCGAACGCCTTCTCGCGGAGCGTCGCCATGAATTGGCTGTTCGCACGGATCTCTCGATTTAGCGCGGCCATGTTGCCGATATTCCGACGCAGCTCCAGCGCAAAACCAAGGCCCCAATGATCAAGTGTTGTCGTATCCGTACCTTCGCCACGAACAGCATTGCTTAACTGTTGTAGCCGACTCTCGAACAGATCCGGCAGCGCCGTGATCCAATCGAATCGTTCGGCAAGCACCAATGTCGTGCGATACTGCAGCTCGATAAGGTCAATATCGCGATCCACCAGTCGCTGTATTCGGTCAGGACTTGATGTTACAACAGCCTTGACCTGCTTAGGTGGCGCTTGATATGAAGCTGGAATGCCGGATACCACGCCTTCAGTTGCTTCTAGATAACGGCGCACCGCCATATTGCTGATCGGTTGCTTCGCTTCCTTCGAACATGCTTCCGCGATCTGCTGCGGATTCAATCCTTCACGCAGGCCGGCAGCCACGACACCTTGTAGCTTCAATTGTTCAATTTTCAGCGGCTTCGCCACATGAAATGTCTCCTTTCCGGCTAACGTTAACGTTGCTTAATATCGTGATTTTCGTAACGTAATGCGAATAGAAAAAACCTCAACACCAGAATTACCAAGGTGTTGAGGTTTAACGTTAAATTTCAATATATGGCGGATTGTACGACAGTAAACTAAATTTTCGTGTAAAGTATCCCATCATATTTGAGAAATCCACTTCTTACAAATGATTGTAGTATATTACTAACCTTTCCTGATGAGGGAACAACCTTATTTTCGGCAGCCAAGGCTTTCATTAATTCCTGCAAATCGAAAACACTGCCATTCTCCTTATTGCTGATAAAACTTTTAATCCTACTTTGGTGCATATAATTTAGTTTATCTCTCTCAATATAACTAAGATTATTTTCATTTAAGGATTCAATTAGGCCATTATTGGCTTTATTAATTTCTTCTCGAATAATATTTATAAGTTGATCGTTTGGAATGTCTTTATTATTTTGCAATATACTCGCTATTTCTTCTGTCGCCATTTCTGCAGTATCATCTAAATGTTTCGCTAATTTGGGATCCAGTTTATTCATCTTGGTATCCATTTGACTTAATTTCTCGCGTAGTTCACCTAAAATAGTATTCATGTCATCTTTCGTCTTGTCTATTTTCGTGGCTTCTCTGACTGATATGTATATTGCCACAGCGCCTAAAGCCGTAGATACAAAAGTGGAAACATATGATACCACATCCATGACCAACTCTTTGTAAAGAACAGTAAATAATTGTGCGTATACCATGAACAAAATTAGCCAGATCCAATCCTGTGTGTTCCAACGCAGATATTTCTCTTCTAGGATCTTTTTCCCTACTTTAACGGACAGTTTATCCTCTGGGCCCTCTTGACTTTCAACAACAGGATTCCCCTTATCTTTAAGCTTTCTTTTAAAGAAAAATCCAACCACAAATGAAACAATTAATGTGATGAATATCGCAAAAAGCATTGATTCCAAACTGTAACTTTGTTGCAAGTTGACCCCTCCGACATTTTCCATTTATCTACATAAAACAAGCTTATCCCACAAGGAATAAGCTCGTCAATCTCATTGTCATGGTTTATTAGTTACTGAAGGTGTTGGAGTCTTTTCATTATTCGTTATCTGACTGTTCTTGTTCTTTTCAATATATTTCCCTAGGGGAGTAGTATTAAATTTGGAATTCTGTAGGCTAGAAACTATTTCGAGATTATTTAATGATCTTGCTGAGATGTTTGCACTCGACTCAACAATTTCACCTGGTATAATTCTCTCTAGTCTTCCGTAGTTCCTTGAGGTACTGTTATATATCTTATCCTCAACACTAGATATCCTTTCTCCGATGTCTCTAATACTTTCAAGTATCAATTTAGTCTCATCAGTCAAGCTAACCTGTGAATTGATTTTCGGAGCAGTGGTCCCAAGCAAGGAGACGAGAGAATTAACGTGAGTATCTCCATTAATGTGTGAATTATAAGTGTTTCTAATCAACTCCGATATGTTCGAGACATCACTCTGAACAGAGTCAACTCTAAGACTTTCATCATATTCATAATCTCGCATATGAGCAATGTCGAAAGCTCGAAGTGTTCTCTTATCTTTCATTAACACTGCTGGCAAGCTAAAAGCCTGTCTTATACCCAATTCATAAAATACATTTGCGTTTCTTGAACTGAGATCACATATAACCATATCAAACTCAATTATCTTTTGGAGTATATCCAGAACAATCATGTTTGTTTGTTTCACTTCATCCGCTCTAACAGGGATAAATCCAGCTTCTAAACAAGCTGGTTTAATAATATAGTCATAGACCCTTGCGAAATGCCCTTGACCGTATGATTCAAGTTCTGCAATTGGCATAATAACAAAGCACTTCTTTTGTAGTTCTTGTGGGTTTTCCTCCGGCAAAACAATTCCCCCATTCGACAAATATAGTAATATCCTACCAAAAACATCTATTTAAAAAAAGAACTTATTCCAAAAGGAATAAGCTCGTCAACTTCGCGTTTTCAATTTTCTCTCTCGCCCTTTCCATGTACACCTGAACGGTGCTCTTGCCCAAATGAAGTTCCCGCCCGATATCCTCAAAACTCATGCCATCCACCACGTGAAGCATGAAGCACTGTCGCTCGCGATCCGACAATTCGCGCATGGCTTCTTCGATGCGGAAACGCTCATCGTTCGTCAGTTCCTTGGATGTCGTATCGCGCTCGATTACGTACCGCGAATTTGGCGAGGAATAAGAATCGATCCAGCCCGGATCCCAGCTGCTGATCCTCATTGGCCGCTCAACACCGCGCACGCTGCCCGGGCGCCGCCCTGTCTCCAGCCATTGAATTGCGTATTCGCAGTCACCAACCATTTCCGAGATGATGCTACGCTGCGCCTTATTGCTTGTTCGAGCATGAAGCATTCTCGCCATCTGTCTCGAACGGCGATAATTATCAGGCGTCGCTGCTCCCAAATTCATAATCGTCATGCCATCGCGGTGATTATAAAGGTGTCCGATTGCCATTATCCTCATCCCCCAGTTGTAAGTGCTAAAGAGCGCCCGGAATGGACGCCCTTCGCTATATCTATCTATTAGGCCGATTGTCTTTGCTCGAGTTGTTCAACTCGTGCTTCCAGTGCCGCAAATCGTATCTCAAGGCCTCCTGCCTCCGATGCCACCTCTCCGTGTACGGAGTGTTCTGATACGGCGTCGAACGATACGTAGTTCGCTTGAAATGTTTCTTCATTACCCGTCTCTGCTTCTTCTTGTTGTTCTGAAGCAACAGAACTGGTGGATGGCGGAACCGTTACCGGAGGAATGCCACGTCGATTTAATTGACGATTCAAAGCCTCCAGTTGCTCGCGTTTCAAGCGGTCTGTCCGTTCCTCATCCGATTCTCGCTTGAGCGTCGATGTAAGAATGAGGCCTCCGCCAACACCATTGCCGGCAGATTGTCGGCTGCGGTATGTACGAAGCATTCCCTCGAGCTCGTTGACCTGTCCGTTCAGACTATCATTCTGCGTCTTCAGACGATCTCGTTCGGCTTCGGCCTCTTCCTTAATTTGTACAGCGTTATCACGCTTCGAAAGTGCGTCTTTCAACTCATTCTGTACTCGCAATACAGTCGCTTCAGCAGTTACAGCACGATTAGTTAATACTTCGTTGTCTCCTTCAAGCTGGTTAGCCTTCGCCACGTTGTCAGCAAGATGTTCCTCGAGAGCCTGTAGCTTTGCTCTATACTGATCGGATTGTTCGGCCAGCTCGTCGTTATGAACGCTAAAAGTGTATGCCTTCACCTGGCTGATAAGATTCTTAATTTCATCATTCGCTCCCACAACACCCCAGCGAGCATCGTAATCTTCGGGGAGCTGAATATCTGCAACTTCTTCGGCCTGCCGCAGTAGACGATCAGCCTCAGCTGCCTGGTCTTGAATCTGCTGTTGCTCGTTCTCAATTACTGTGCGGCGGAAGCGATCGTCCGGGTTATCCGGTTTCAGTGAAGCTTTCTCATTCTCCAGAGCGTCATACCGTTCTTGCAAAACTTGATCCATCGTGTTCATTCTCCTCTCGTCTATTTACCTTTTGGATTCGTACAGGAGCTGCTGGGTCGACATCGACGAACATTCGCAGAAGTGCTACTTCACGTCCTTGCTTGTCCCGCAGCACGCCGCTACATTCGTCGTACATAGACCACTTACAATTATCAAAGCGATGTTTGGGCATTCGCTCTCTCCTGACGTATAATGATGTTGTCCGATGCTACGGTCCCGACTGCTACTCACAGTCAGGGACCATATTTCTTTGTCTGCAGGATAACGACCTTCCTAATTCCTGAAGACGTTGCCCTGTAGAGCATTGCCGATTACAATATCCGTCAATGCGGCTGAACACGGTCTTATGCTGCTGGTTCAGCGCATCTCTCGTCGGACAAACCGCGCATTCCTTATCAAGGATCAAGCCGATCTGATTAACTGCCTCGGCGCGTGTCATACCTCGTCTCCTCCCATGTCCTTCAGTATTCATCGAATTACATCGCAGCGGGTACCAATGCCCCGAGTTGTTCCAATGCGTGTTCGACATACTCTAAAGCAACCGAAGCAGCTGCAATGTCTTCCGTATCACGGTTATTGACCGACAAATACAGTTTCGCCGTCTCCGCCTGTTCCTTCGCCTTGATTAACGTTTTGATGAGCGCGTCCTTTCGCGACTGATCATGTTTGTTCAAACCCAACGCCTCCTAGTCCATACAAAAGTATCCGTGACCTACTCGCTCGATATCTTCATCCGTAGCTGGAGTCACAATGAACTGCCGGCCACGGATGTGCATGACGAGCTCTTCTCCTACTGCCAAATTCAATAAGTCTTCTTCAAATGGAAACTTTGCTTTATCTGCCAATTCAATTCACCCTTCCGAGCGGAAGGAGCAGCTTACGCCGCTCCACCAGTTTGTTCTGCAATCATTTTCTTCACGCGTTGCTTGTACTTGTTGTAGCTGGTTTGCAGCTTAGATGACGGCTGGTTGAGTGATTTAGCAATGTCCATCCATGATGCGCCACTCTCGCGCTTGCTTTCCAAGATGCCTGGGAAGTCGAACGGAATGTCTGTGAAGGCTGGTCGAACATCGAGAATAAATTCCTCCAGTTCACCTTTGCTGACTTCGCCGGAATCCGCATCAGAAGAATCACTAGCCGTTTCCTCGTCATCGGAGGATTCGCCACTTGACTCGTTTGACTCTTCGTCCGCAGCTTCTTCGTCGCTCTGCTGGTCTGATCCGTCGGTTTCTTCATCACTGGTACCGAAGTCGAGCTCTTCCTCCGACAAGTCGTTACCGTCAAATAACTCCGTCTCGTCCTCATCGTTCTTCACGGTTTCAACAACGCCGCCGTTGTCGATCGTAGCCACCATACCAGGACGGCCGTTCGGAGCCGGCTCCAACTCCATTTGCATTTGCGGATCATCGAACGAAACGAGCAGTTCCTTATCAATCGAATTCAAGAACATGCTTGAGAACTGACGCGCTGCGCTGTTGCTCATAGAGAGCTTGATTGTCGTTTTCGTTTTGTTGCTGCTGACTGCTTCGAGCGTGGTTGTGAAGGCTTTAGACATTTTAAATCGCTTCCTCTCGCTTTGATTTTTGTAATAACGTCTTGCTGATATTTAAAGAGCTTGGGAGATTCATAGATTGCAAGGCATATCTGCGCCAGTACGAAGGCATCGCGGACGTTGTCGCTGCTGTTCTTAAATTTCCATAGCTCGTAAATCGGGAGAATGAGTTCTTCCTTGCCGCAATTGCCTTTCGCACCGGCGAAGTTCTTGAGCTGCCCTGTCGCCACTTCGTAATACTGAATCCCGCGACGTCTTAACATCATCCGAATGCCCCAGCCGATTCCGCCAAGTAGTGCCATTTGGTTGGCCTGAGCATAGGCAAAATCCTCGATACACACGATGTCGCTTGGTAGCAGCCGACTACTGACCTCATCCAGCAGGCTGATCATGCGGTCCGGATCCTTCCCTTCCCGAACGATCTCATCTGCTTCCCAAACCTCTCCGTCTTCGTCCAGGACGACAATGCCTGTCTTGGTTGAAGGGTCTATGCCGACGTACCGCCTAACCATCTCTCAATGCCTTTCGAAGTTCGCTAGCGGCAAACTCATAACAACTCCGACTCACTTCGTCTCCCTTTGCTCGCATAACATCCACGCGGGTTTCAATGACATCCAGCGCACGTTCAACAGCGGCTTTGCTTATCCGACGCGCTTTTTCCGGTCTGGCTTCCATTTCATCCACCCCAATCCATGCATGGTCGGCCAGAGTCGGGCGAACGCTGCGAACATTTCACCTTCAGTCCCGTACTGCTGGCCGTACGGCTTTCCCCGGTAAGTCAGCTGGTATGCCGTCCGCGAGCGAACACTGTTCACCATGAGCTCAAATTCTTTCATACCCTCAGTCAGCGATTCTTCCGGCAGCCCAGGCATCTCATCGCATACCTCGGCCAGTGTAGGCGCCTTACCCGTCCGCATATACACCTGCCGGATATACTCAAAAACTGTCCATTTGCTCAATTCCACTGATCCAGCACCTCCTGAATGTACTCCCTGTATTCGCGTTCGATCTCATCTGCGATCAGCTCTTGCAGTTCCTCGATATCTCTCATGCGCCTCTCACCTTCCCGGCGGCAGCTAGTTTCGCCTCTTCCTCGACAGCAACACGCTTCCAGAGGTTCTCAAAGGATTCATGCAAGAACATCTCGATATGTGCTTTGCTTGCGCCGGAGAGCTGCATGTCCTTATAAATCTGCCGGCTGAGATGATCTAACTCCTCCAGCTTCGTCCGTACGAGCCATTCGTAGCTGCCCCAGACTTGATCAACGCTGCCGTGCCGGTACCGAGTCATGCGCGCTCGCCACCTGTCAGCCGGAAGTCCTTACCCTCGACGGTGAATGTGTTACCACGCGCCATGCCGAGCAACCTACTTGCCGCCGCGTCTCCGATCCGCTCGCTTAAAGTCTCCGAGTCTTCGTTGCTGCTGAAGATAATTGGTCGCTTAGCCTTGTAGCGCTCGTTGATGATCTGGTAATACATGTCGAGTCGGTAATCGCTCGGCTTGGCTTTGCCGATATCGTCCCAGACCAGCACATCCGATCGGATGGCAGATTCCAACAGGCGGGAAACAGCGACGCCGTCATCGTTATATGCGCGGGCTCGGGAAAGTTCGTCCATGAACGCCACGTCCGAGATGCAAAACACCGCGAATCCGCGGCGAATCAATTCCTTGGCAGCTGCGATCTGCAGATGCGTCTTGCCGAGTCCGAAGTTATTATGCTGCGCCTTGGCTTGAGCGCGAGCGGCGCCTTTCAGTTCTCGCAGCCGAGACTCACCGTAAGCAGCCATGAAACCGAAGCCGTTCTGCTGTTGTGGTAACAGCTCTGCAAATTGATTCAGGTACCGTTGCATGCACTTTAGCATGTTGGCCTGAACGCTGGTTTCAGTTCGATATTGCGCGAACGTCGCGCGTTCGAATTCCTCGGGAATCATGGCATGCTGCAGGCGGGCGTTTAGCCGGCGCTGCTGCTGGCAGACGCATTCCCGCGCAGTCCAACCGTCGAGAATAAATCCATCGACGCAGCCTTGAGCGCATTCAAAGTGATTGGATAAGTCCAGGATAGAGCTGATCATAATATCCTTGTCCGACTGGAGAGCGCGTACTTCCGCCACTCGCCGGCGAACTTCGTCCATGTTTAGCATGGCCCCGATCGGTTTCATGGGAGACTCGCTCCTTTCTCGCTGTATCGTGATAATGCTGCTCCCGGATTACCGGAAGGCAGTAGTTAAACGTCTTAATTCGATCTCCTTCGAATCGCGGTTTATATTGCTCGAATGCTTTGTCGATCCCAGTTAGGACGGCACCTACCGGAATTCCATCTTCGAGCACCTTCCGTATGGCGGCAATATCAGTGCCGGACAAGTCAAATCCGATAGCACGGCGCAGAAGATAATGATCCTCGATCTGTTTGAATGGCGAAATTTCAGCTCGCAGCTCGGTAGACGGCACCCCGTTGCCCAGATTCGATTCAATTTCTTCCTGTGCGTTCTCAGAAGACGGAAGGACGGATAAATCTTTTACTGTAATATCTCCTGTAATATCTTTATTAGAGTGGACATTTTTGTCCGTGAGACTGGACATTTCTGTCCACTCTCTAACCTCAGACTGGACATTTTTGTCCACTCTCTCAGGAGGAGAGTGGGCATTTTTGCCCGAGCTATTTTGATACTTCTTAGAGTTTCGAACGGTGAAGATCATCCCATAAGGCGCCCGGGTAACTCGTATGTAGCCTTGCTCTTCTAGTTGTTTGATCCATCGCCTTACGGTCTTCTCTTCCACTCCAAACTGTTCAGCGAGGTCCTCGCGCTTGATCGGCTTATTCCCAAGGACGATACCCCACGTTATCCCATCCTTCTCAAGTTCCTTGGTCGTGGAGCTGATGCACCAGAGGAAAAGCCACACCGCTGAACCTATGCTTTTGTAATGTCTGGGCTCCAACAACCCTGAATAGATCGGGAAGGGATAACTGTCTGGCATGCTTTCATCCCCTATAGAATCAATTCATCAACCTGCATTCCGCGGCTCGTACCGATTGGCTGTTCCAAACACCTTCGCATGCTTCGGCGCCCACGCTGGCGGTCCAAACTTGCTGAGATAACCCAACCGATTAACCCAATCGTCCACCAGCTTCTCCGAGTGCATAGCCTTGAGCAGCTGCCAACATCCTTCCACGTCGTTCAGTGCGCGGTGAGCGCCTTCCAACACTATTCCGTATCGATCACACATATCGGTCAGCTTATGCGGGTATGTATGGCGTTCACGCGAGATTGTAAGAGTATCAAGAAATGAGTTCGTGAATGTCTTGCCAGCAAGACGCTGCAGTCCGTGATGCAGGAATTGAAGATCAAAAGCCGCGTTGTGCGCGACCAGTAGGCTGTCTCCCATGAGATTGCGGAGTATTTTGAAGGCGAGCGCCTCGTTCATCGCGCCGCGGAGCATGAAATCATTAATGCCGGTAAGTTCGGTAATCTTTGGGTCTAGCGTTCCTTCGAATTCAATCAATGTATGGAATCCGGAAACGATCTTTCCGTCGATAGCGCGTATGGCCGCCATCTCAATAATTCGATTGTTTACTGGATCAAGACCGGATGTTTCAAAGTCAAATACGGTTATGTCGTTCAGCAACCTGCGTCCTCCTCTCGTCTTTCAACCAAATGATTTTCTCTCTATCGTTTAGTGTCGCTGCAGCTACCGTAAAGCCGGGATACGCGACCGCGAAATACTCACGGACGCGCACCTTGAATGCTGTTGGATCGGTCTTGCGAAGCTCCCAGAGCGCGGCGGAGACGCCGGACTGGGTAAGTGGAATGCCGAAATCGTCATACCGCGGTTCAACCATTAAGGCAAATCAAGCTCTTCTTGTTGCTGTTCGTCTGATGTGCTGTATTCGCTTTGACCAAGATCAATGACAATGCTGTCATCGGATGGTACCAGATCCGTATGGACGGTTTCATCTTTCATGACTGTCGAAGCAACCTCGACGCTAATCGGCAGCCACTTCCATCCGGAACGCACAACTGTCTTTTTAACCATCTCGTCATAATCCGTCACCCACGGTCCGTTATTCTTAGCTCGTGAGCGGCCACGGTGTGCTTCGATCTCGTCGATCGGCATGTAATGGATCTGATGTCCGCCATCCTTGAACTTCGCGACCATGTAAGCACCTTTGATCTTGCCTGCTTGTGTCTGCGGCTTGTCCGACCGTAGGTGCCAAGGTACATGTGTCAGCTTGTCCTCTAAGCCATATACCAGCTCTATGAAATCATTTTCATAGACGACATGCGCAGCGATAGATAGGATATGTCCACTACGACGGGCGAGGTCGATCATGCCCTTATAGCCAATGATGAACTGCGCTTCCTTGCCGTAAGGGATGATGTAGCAGTGTCCGATCAGTCCTGGTTCGAGACCGAGCTGCCCGGCTTGCATGACGGCTCCCATTAGGGAAGGAATCGAGCACTCCAGCAATTTTGGGTTCGTACGAATTGTAGTAAGAGCGATCCGACTTAGGCGCTCGATACTCATGTGCTTCGGTAAAGCTTCGGCGATCTGACCTCTCATGGAATGAAGGTAGTCACCAATTGTTTGCGCTGGCGTTCTTGCCGGAGCATTTTCAGTCGTCTGTGGTGCACGATTCTGCAGTTTACCGGCGAGTTCGCCAGTATTACGACTCGAATTTCCTGACATGGACTAGTCCTCCTTGCTAGCTTTAATTAGGAATTTACGTACCGGCTTCGTAATGCCGTATCTCTCATATAAATCAGGCTCAGCTGCCTTGATTGCCTTCGTGTCGAGCCGCGTTTCGTCATGACTCTTCCAAGTGACGACCTTCTCTTCGCCGTAGAGCAGTGCTTCCGCATCGCCCATCTCAGCCTTTATGCGGTTCTTCGCCTCATCTAATCTGTACTCTGCATCCTTTGCCGCTGCCTGAGCTGCTCTTAGTTCCGTGATTAGCGGAGCTTGCTCGTCCGTAAGTGTCAGGTAGTGCTCCGGCCTGCTCGTCGGATATAGGTAGTTCAGTAGATCCGTGGATGCTCCGGTCCCGTCAACCATTGGTGGAATGCCTTTAAGGACGTTGTTCTTCCAGAAGTCTTCTTCGATGGCGATCAGTGTCTTCACAACCAACTCATCTCGCTCCACATACCGCGTCTCGAAGCGATTGCCACCGATCAGTACGGCGAAGTGTCCGTAATGCAGACCAAGAACGGCCATGTAATGCTGAAGCTGCAGTGCGTAATGGTCCGGCGTCTTACCGTCTTCCCAATCTTCCGCAGCCCAAGCATTCGCTGTCTTGACCTCGAGCACACCGCGGCGCTTGTTGCCGTCGGTGACGATCCGGTCAACGTTGCCAAGCATGAACGGATGATTGGGATGCCGATAAAGCTTATTGCTGCGCTGCACCTTCAAACCGGTACGAATGGCGAATTCCTTCGCGACCACATCTTCGAGGACATTTCCCCAGTAAGCCGGCTCGCCTGCCTCCTGCTCTGGAAGCTGACCAGTTTTGTCCAAGAACACTGCGACCGGTGACTTCCATGGGTTCATACCAGCTATTGCCGCAGCGTCTGAGCCGCCGATTCCCTTCTTGCGAAGCTTGAGCCATGTTTCGCGGTCAATACCTTTCGTGACCGCTGCTACGCTCATTGCCATGTGATACACGCTCCCTCTTGAATGAGTAGAGCCACCGTGTTACGATGGCCGTAGAATATTTGTTTTACCGATGACCCGTTGCTGCGGGTCATTTTTCGTTTTCACAGTCTTCACATGTACGCGGGTATCCTGGCTCTTCGTAATCGTCGATGAAAGCGCCACATACCTGACAACAAAGCCCGTTAAGAACATCTTCAGCTGCTTGTCCCACATTGCCTCTCCTTTCATATGTACTGATGCTTATCCAGCATCTCCGAGGACATGACCTCTAGGAGTAAGTCATGCCACTCGGAGATAGGGACAAGCCCTATCCTTACTCAAGGCTGCATTCTTCAATGCAGGTCCTCCTTCACCACTGTCGAATTCTGTGATATAATGACGACAACGAGTTCCTTTAGTCGGGTTCTCAAACGCGACGTTCGCCGTGCCAGGCGAGCGTTTTTTATTTCCTTCCGAGCAGCTTCGATTTCAACCTCAATCCAGTTCGTTCCCGCCGCCCGCACTTCCGGATCCACTCGATTCGGATGACAGGTCAACCAATCTTTAAAGAACAGCATGTCCGATTGATATTGCTCATAAGTATTGATCTGCTTCATCGGCGAAGCACCGTCCGTTCGATTCCTGCAGCATCCAGTACGCAGCTAAGGCAGTGATTCTTGCCTCCGTAAGTGTAGATTGTACGAATCAGCGGCACGCCGCACTCGCATTCCAGCATCTGCGGTTCCAGAGTCAAGATCGAAGCAAACTTCTCCGGATCGTAAGCCCCCGCGAAACGATGTTCCGGTTCAGTAGCTAAAGACATATCCATTCTCCTTTCAGGCTCTCTCTTTCTTCCGTTTAAAAAAATGCACCATTTCCATCGCCGACTTCACTTGGCCGAACATTGCTTCGAGCTTGCGTAATTTCGTCCATCCATCGCGGCCGCCGGATATATCCATTCCTACTATCTCCTGCGCTTCCGTCAGCCGTGCCCACTCTTTAACCAATGCGTAACTCGGCTGCTTCACAATGCCTGCTTCCACCTTCGCTACGACACTGCGATCAACATGCAGCAATTCGGCCAGTTCGCGCTGCGATAGATTCGCTCGTTCCCTGCAAGCTTTCAACATCTCACCAATCGGTTTAGCCGTATCCATCATTTCCTGCTCACCTCCCTCCCCGTTCCATTTTCGCAACGGTGAAGGCTACTGTGTTCCGAGTTCCAAAGGTATGCTTGACTTGTCAGGTTGATCCTCGTCACACACCCCTCACTCCGCCCGCCCTTGTTGGCGGGCCTTTCCTTTAATGAGCGGCTATTTCGCTCTTCGCAACGTAGCTTTCCCATTGTAGGATGATCCTGCGTTAGCTCTAATCCAATCTGTGTGCTCTTCGCACCATTGAAGAAATAAATGAGTCAGTACTCGGGGATGCCCGAGCTCTCGAATTACCGGAAAATCCTCACGATTTAGCAACTCCGATGTTTTAGTTGGACCAATGTCCAGCAATTCCATGAACTGTGTTCGCGTGAGGATCGGTGGTAGGCTGCTTGCTAGTGAATGTCGCTCAAGAGCTGAATCAACTGCCGAGTTGATCATGCCTTGGAGCTGATCATAATCGATCTCTACTTTCAACATAGGTGTCACTTCCCTTCATTTGATTTCCCCAATGCTCGCTGTGCGATAGCCGCGATCTGCTCCAGTGCTTCGATGCCATCGGCCAGCTGAGCTTCAACGATATGTGCTTCTTCGCTGAAACACTGAATCATTCTCATGATTCTCTCGTCATCGTTGACAACACAGTTGATTGCAAAATTTGCATGACGTTGAAGTTCAAGAGCTTTCCTCAACTCTTCACCTCCTTCAAGCTGAATCAGCTTTCAATGAACTTGAGGTTTGATCAACTTTTGTTCGAAAAAAAATGACTTCAGTTAATTGATTCAATTCCACCCCGAACTTTTCCGCAATTGCCGGCAAATGTTTGGCTTTGAGCTCATTTTCACCAGATTCAATACGAGAGTAACCTCCTGGTGTATGTAGTCCAAGAGCCTCCGCCATCTCATTCAGAGTAAGCTTTTTATCTATTCTCATGCTGCGAAGTTGCTCGTAATTGATCAGCATTCTGTCACCTCCATATTTGATGTTTAATCAACTTGTACCCTTATATTATTTGATGTTTAATCAACTGTCAACATTTATTTGCTATTTGCTCAACTTCATTTAATCGGCAATCCATTAATGATAGAATATTTGATGAATAATCAAAGTTAGGGAGGGGTGACCTGTGTCTCTAGGTACTCGTCTTAAAAATCTTCGTCGAGCAAATAAACTTACACAAAAAGAAGTAGCCACCCGTCTCGAAATTGACAACACGACCATTTCTAAATGGGAAGCAGATATATATGAACCTAACGCAGATACATTGGATAAGTTAGCTACTCTATATGACACCACTGTTGACCATTTGCTTGGTAGAACAACCCTTTCAGACTTACATGAAAGCTTAAAGAGAAGCGCTCAGCTTATGAAGGAAGATCCTGCTTTAAAGGAACAATCTGCTGATTCAGACACAACTGTCGGACGAGCATTCTTTGGTGGCGCTGATAAATATACCGAGGAAGAAATTGAGGTTGCCCGCGCAGCAGCTAGGGCTGCGATTGAAGCAATGAGAAAAGCAAGAAAACAGAAGGAATAATAAACCATGACAATTAAGGATCTTAATGAAGCCTTCCTTCACCATCTCCACGTCGAAGTCTGGCAGGACGGCGAGCTACACGACTATGGCGGCGCAATCGAGCGCCACACTCGTGACGAAGTCGTCATAAACGGCATGCATTATATGAAGCACGCATTTGAGTTTCGGATAAAGACAAAGGGGTCCTGACAACCACGATGTTTAAAGATAAAGCAACCAAGACAGCAATTTATACAGGCATAATTTCATCTGCAATTTTCTTGTTATTCTTTCAACCAATCCTTGAAAATTTAAGTAAAGCAACTTATTCAGTTGCATCGAATTCATTCAAAGGATTTCTTAATTCTGTAATTCAATCGTGCGCAATTGGGTTTAACGAGTCTTTTAGTTTCCATACTGAAACAGTATTGTTTTCGCTTTTTCTAGGTATTGGCGTTGGTGCGATAATGATTTTCAGTAGAAACCTACGCCGAAAATTAAATCCAGAAATTGATGATAAGCAAATTAAAGTCTCTTCGAAAACAATGTCTAGATTATCATTAATTTTATTATTATTCTCAATTCTAGGCATTACATTTAGCCTTGTATCTTCATTCATGGAACATATGATAATATCTGTTCATCAACAACAAATGGCTATTATAGCTCCATATATCGATGAACAATCTGAAGAAGAGCTTCGGTCTGAATGGGCTCAGATGCAAACAAAAGCTGACTTTGATAATTTTAACGATAAAATATCAAAAATCGCTAAAGACAATAAAATAAAAATTCCATCTAATGACTTCTAGCCCCCTTGGGCTATTATTTTTCATTATGAATCGAACATACATTCGTATATTTGGAGGAGCTCATCATGATCGACCTATCACTCTATAGAGAAACGGATTTGGAGAAGTGGATTAACCACGCATACCAGGAAAACAGCATCCATTATGCCAGCGATATGGACCTTGATCGTATCGCGGCGATCTGGGATGTTGAAATCCGTACATACACCGGTCCCTCCTTCGCTGAATGGAAGGAAGAAGACTACAGCTTCATATTCCTTAATGGATACCTAAGCGAGGAGCATCGCCGTGAAGTGTTCTTCCACGAGCTAAGTCACCCGTTGCAACACGCCGGCTGTCAGGACGGAGGAATGACGCTGCTATTCCGCGAACTGCAAGAGACACAAGCAGGATTATTTCAGCTCTACGCCTCCATGCCGTTCTACATGCTGGAAGAATTTAAGGCTATTCAGGATCGCTCCTACTACCTTAAAGTGCTATCAGAGGAATTCGTGCTGCCTCTACGCATCGTCGAGCGGAGAATTGATCAGATCCAGCGAAGAATTCATCAAGAGCGAATAGACCTACAATTCAAAGAGCGACATGCTCAACAAGAAACTCGTTCCTATTCTGATGTCACACGCCAACTCATGGAGCAGCTTCACCGGCAGCTGCGAAAGAACCAGGTGCCACATAATGCGTAGAGCATCTGTTATCTATAGAGAGAGCGGATACTTCGGTGAGCTAGCTCCTGAATGGCTCGTATACAACCTCGGCATGCTCTCAGAAGAATCCTGGGAAAAACGGCTGTATATTCCTATAAACGCACCGTTCGAGCGTCAGGAGATCGATGAATTCGACGATACAGCATCGATTACAGTTCCTATCAGTGCGTACACGGTCCGAGAGGACAAGCCTGCCCGAGTCGGCATCCACCTCCCTACCGTCGCAGCTTTCGCAAAAGAACGCTGCCGATCCATAGGTGCGACGTTCGATAGTTCCCTAATCAGACGACTCGTCATGCGCCTCGCTGACATCGAGGAAGTCCTTCAAATAGATGTTCGATTTCATATTCAGAATGGAGGTTTCGACTAATGGCATCGTTTAAGAAAATTCCATCCAACAACAAGCAAGGTTACAAGTGGGTCTGTATCAAAGACGGACCGCCGGATCCGGTTACGGGGAAACGAAATCAGATTGAAAGAAGAGGAGATACGAAGAAGGAGGCTGAGGCTCGCGTAGATGCAGCTCTCGCTTCTCTGAAGAATGATGGCATCAACCAGAAGAAGATAAAGTCTTTGCACTTTGAGCAAGTCGCTGAAGAGTGGATCGAAGCGTATTCCCGAGGACCAGTGAAGAAAAGCACGGTTCGATCACGTAAAAACTCAATCGATATTATCAACAAGTTTATTGCATCCGTGAACATCGATAAAATCACTCACAGGACTCACCAGAATATCCTGAATGAACTTTTCGACAAAGGATATTCCAGATCTCACATCGAGAGCGCGCATGTGACAGCCAATCTTATTTACAAATATGCGATCCTGGTTAAGTATCGTAAGGACAATCCAGCTACAGGGGCAACGATTCCAGTGAAGTCTGTGACGGTTGAGGAAATTGAGAATAACCCAATCGAGGAGAAATACCTCGAGAAGAACGAATTAACCGAGTTGTTGAATGCAGTCGTACAACACGGACTTCCCGATGATAAAGAAATGTTTTACTTAATGGCTTTCTCCGGCATGCGGAGCGGAGAAATGATCGCACTGAAGGATACAGATTTTAATTTTGATACGAACGAGATGCGTGTTACCAAGACGCTATATAATCCAGACAACAACGCCAAGAAATACGAATTAACACCGCCCAAGACAAAAGGCTCTATCCGAACTATTGATCTCGATCCGACTATTATTGACCTGGTTAAAGAACATATCAAACGGCAGAAGAAGATTCGAATGAGTGTCATGCACTTTAATCCGGAATACCATGACGAGAAGTTTCTCTTTTGCAATGAAGACGGGTACCCCATCATTCAGAAAACCGTCAATCGCCGGCTTGAGAGACTGATTACAAAGACCTCCATCAAGAAGAAGGCAACCTCACACATATTCAGACACACCCACATTAGTATGCTGGCAGAAGCAGGCGTCGATCTCCCGACGATTATGAAACGCGTCGGCCACGATGATCCTAAGACCACGCTACAGATCTACACACACGTCACAGACAAAATGAAAAAGGATGCTGGCGAGAAGGTGAATATCCACTTCAAAGACATCCTTCAAGGCGCCCGTTCGCAAGAAATGTGA